ATACAACAATGAATCAGAAGAGCGACAAAAAATACATGAACGTTCTCAATCTATTTTCGATAAAAAAACTAATGAAGTTTTCAACCAAAATTTTAAAGGATTTGAATACAACGTTGGTGATAAAAGATATAGATACAATGTAAACAATATTAACGATATTAAACAATCGCAAAGCGACATTACTAATTTTATCAAAAAGTTTTTGAATAATAACAACGAAATGGAAGATGCGAAAGGTTATCACAAGTCTATGTTTACAGCTATGAACGCTGATGCTATTGCAAATCACTTCTACGAACAAGGTAAAGCCGATGCTTTAAAGGATAGTATATCTAAATCTAAAAATATAGATATGGATCCTAGACAAGCGCATACAGGTGAGTTTCAAACTGGCGGTGTTAAATTTAAAGTAGTGGGTGAAAACTCTAATGATTTCAAATTTAAAATCAAAAAATAAATAACAAATTAAAACAATTTAAAAAATGGCAATTACAGGCGTAACAGCTGGCAATGTAACACCTTCACCGGTGATGAAAACGCTAGCTAGCAATTATTTAGACTTCACAACAGCCGCTGACGGTTGGGCGAAGCAATACTTACCAGATGTTTTAGCTGCGGAAGCGGAAGCTTACGGAAATAGAACTATGGCAGGTTTTTTAAGACAAGTCGGAGCTGAAGAGGCTATGACTTCAGACCAAGTTATTTGGTCAGAGCAAGGTAGATTACACTTAGCTTACAAAGGTTACATCAAGCATGACGACGACCAAGCTTCAGGTTCTGGTAACGGTGGTCAAATAGGTATTGATACTGACATTGACGGTAGAGCAATTTCAACTACTCATGGTATTAGAAAAAACGATCTTTTATTGATCGCTGATGCTAATAGTACTGCTGTAGTTATTGTTACTGACGATCCAGTTACAACACCAGCAGCTGATTTTTCTGTAGCTGTATATGATAACAACCCTGAAACTCTTGCAGGTTTAGGATTTGCACAGGGTTCTGATGGTGATGCTGATATTACTATATTAGTCATTGGATCTGAGTATGCTAAAGGTGATACTGGTAGAATTGGTCAAAACGAACCAAGTCACTTGACTTACACTAACAAACCAATTATTTTAAAAGATAAATACTCTGTGTCAGGTTCTGATACTGCTCAAATTGGTTGGGTAGAAGTTTCTGCTGAAGACGGTACTGGTGGTTACATGTGGTACATCAAAGCTGAAGCTGAAACTAGAATGAGATTCATGGACTATTTAGAAATGTCAATGTTAGAAACTGTTAAAGGTGGTGCTGATGCTGATAACTCTGTTGTTGAATTCTTAGGAACTGGAATTAACAATGGTCATCAAGGATTATTTAACGCTATTGAAACTAGAGGTAACCAAACTTCTGGTGTAACTGGTGTTAACGCTGCTACTGATTTAGCTGAGTTTGATGCAATTTTAGCTGAGTTTGATAAAAACGGGGCTATTGAAGAAAATATGATGTTTGTTAATAGAGCAACTGCTTTAGCTATGGACGACATGCTTGCTTCTATGAACTCTTATGGATCAGGTGGTACTTCTTACGGAGTATTTGATAACTCTGAGGACATGGCACTTAACTTAGGTTTCTCTGGTTTCCGTAGAGGTTCTTATGACTTTTACAAGTCTGATTGGAAATACTTAAACCAATTAGATGGTAGAGGTGGTATTAACGCTAGAAACACTGTGGGTGGAATTAGAGGGGTTATTATTCCTGCTGGAGTATCTTCTGTTTATGACCAAATGATGGGTAGAAACATGAAGAGACCTTTCTTACACGTTAGATTTAGAGCTTCTCAAACGGATAACAGATACCTAAAAACTTGGGTTACTGGTTCTGTTGGAGCTGCAACTTCTGATTTAGACGCTATGGA